GACTTAGTATCATTAAAAGATGCCCCGCCGATAGTTGAAGAATTGACAGGGGTAAAGAGAGGCTCTCATGCACTGTATTATTGGGCAACTGCTGGAATGATAAATAAACATGGAACAAGAACCATGCTAAAAACAACGAAACGAATACACCAGTATTATACTACAAGAGAATGGATTAAGAGTTTCCTGGAATCGTTATGATTAGTAAAAGAACGTGGGAACAGAATTTGCCAGAAGGCACAATGTATTCTCCTATGGGAATATTATACCATTACGGCCCGTTTACTGTAGATGAATTTTTTATAATGACCAACCCAAGATTTAGCTGGTTGAGGCACATAGAATGCTCGTTTCACGAATGCTTACAACCTATGCTATCAAGATTCGAGAGGGTAGTATGATAAAGATAGTTTTTGAAATTTACACGCCAAGCATACATGTATTGAGTGCTACCGCTAATACATTAGAAGAACGACAAAAACATATAACGTCCGTTATTGACGGTTTGGCGGCTCTACATGGATTGACCCTGCCAGACCCAAACGCTGTGTTAATACGAAAACCTATTATTAAAGTTGTGGAGAGGGTTGAAGATGGTAATTAGATTGCGGTACGAGATAGCTACTCAAAGTATGGATGAAATGTCATTCTTTGCGGAAGACCTACAGAATTTTGATACTCTACTTGTAAATCAAAGCGGACTGTTCTATTTATACCATCCGTCAATAATCAAGAATGAGTTAAATAGGTGCTGTATGAGCAACGATAAATACGCCCATTTTAAAATATCCAGCATTGACGCAGAACCAATAGATTCAGTGATAGCTAAAACGTTAATAGGTGACTAACCTCTTAACGACCACAGGTATTTAGCCAGCCAGCATACCAGGTTCAGTATGCCTGTAAGTCCCACGCCCAAAGCTGTAAGAATTATGGTTTTGTGCAGATGCAGGTGGTTAGTGAAATGAGTGGTTAAGTCGTCCAGCTTGGTCTCTATAACTGCCAGTCTTTCTTTTGTTGTAGCATCTTTCTTACTCATAGTTTTTTACCTTTATTACCAGTTGATTTTTCTTGACCTTGTTCTAAGGCCCACTTACTATAAACTAAGCGTCTCCAATCATTCGTCTCACCAGACATCAAATCCAAAACGCCTTCTGCTGTCCTTATATCCTGGACTGTAATCTTGCCAGTCAATGCTCCAGTTGTAGCAGCCACATCCTTAATCATCTTCCTGATAACCTTATCCTTTTCGTCCCTGTCCATGCCGCTCCATCCTGGTAATTTACGTGCGTCAGCCACTAAAGCTGCCAGCGATTCAAATGCGGCCCCGCCTACGATACCAGACTTAACACCAGTAATCAATCTCTGAACCAATCCACCAAAGAATATGAACGGAGCAAGTGGATACGTAGCTAAATCGAATCCCAATTCCTTCCATTTTTCTGGTGGGCGGCCACGATTAATCATACCGAATAATACTGCCGGAATTACGTAAGAAACCAGTGTACGGTAACTGGCGAGTTTCCAACCTATTTCTCCCTTAACTTTAGCACCGATAATATCGTGTGCCCAATAATTGCCGATAGCTGCAAGTTCAGTTTGGAAGGTAGTTAGGAGTCTCTCTATCTCTCCACCTCTCCAGAATGCGGGCAGATGCAATGTACCAGCCATTGATTGGGTTGTTCTCACCCATTTATCAGCGAACTCTATGGCCTGGTCTTCATTACCGTTAAAATCTTTCATACCCTTATCGTAGAACGATTTCCACGCCACAGAAGCGATATACTTATCTGTTCGGCTGATACCTTCCATCGACCTCGGAGATAAGCTGCGGCCTCTCAACCTCTTTGCAACTGATTCCTTATCCAGAGCCAGTCTAATATCTCGTTCATACTCCCTTTGTTTCATCATCAAGGATTTAGACTGAACCCAATCAACCAATTCATCATGGCCGCCTATCTTGCTCGATATGACCACATTCTTAGCCACGTAAGCAGCCACATCTGGATAGGTTGACATGGATGTAAAGAGTCCCAATGTTTGACGGGAACGGGCCAGTATGTTTCGGCCTAATGCGTATAGCACAGCTTTTCTACGAAGGAGTTCTACATGTTTTCCGATGTACCCTAAATCACGGGACATAGAACCTTTTATCGCATCACGCAACCAATCTTTAAGCATTTCGGGACCCCTGCCATAGGTCTTATTACTCAAAGCCTGTTTAAACGCTTTGGTATTAACTATACGGCTCAAAGATTTAGCTGTAGGGGCAAGGTTAGTAAACCTACCTACACGGGCAGCATTATAGAAATATAACAAAGCAAGGTTAATTTCTATCCTTCCGGTAGCCGCAGGTTTTCTTTTAATCAACATTCCTGATGCCGGAGCTACCGACTCTTGGAATATGTTGTCTATCAACTGGTCGAGCATATCCTCGTGGAGTTCCAGGTCTTTATCAGTTCTCATAATAGGAACATAGGCAAATTCCTGTTGCAATTTGTTCGGGTCAAATCCTACGAGAGTAGCAACGGCTTTCAATGGTTGCCACTGTTCTCTAAATTCTTTCATTATAAAGTTAAGGATTTTTGTTTCTTCTGCGGTAAGAGAATTTTTTATAGCTATTATTTCAGTTGGTTTAAATCCCATGTTCTGGATATAACGCAAACTCTTTTGGTTCTGACTCAAGGCAAATATTCCAAGTTTATCAAACACAGTCAATTTAACATCAACGCCTGGAACTTCTTTCTTCTCAAACATCCAGTCTTCGATGTCAACTTTATTCATACCAAGCTGTACAGCAAGGTCTAACTGTTTTCTGCCAACTTCCTCGTTGGAAATTAAATCCTGGTGGAACAACGGCTCGAAGAATGTCTTATAGAATAAGCCACCTTTTTTACCGTCCAGATATTCCAGGAATCGTTCCATCTTGTTATGGTTTTCAAGATAGGTATAAATCCAGGTCTTAGCAGTGTAAACTAACTTTCTAAACTTTGACTGGCTTAATATCTCTTTAGCGGTGGGAACTACCGTAGGTTTAGTTTCCAGTTGCTCTATTAACTGTACCACTGGAGGCTTTTCAATTTGATATTGGATGCCCTCTTTTTTAGCTATTTCTTGCAGGGCGTTAGCAACTTTTCTAACTTCTTCGAGGTTCATATCCTTCATGGATTCTTTGCCAACTAATCCCTTATTAAATGCCTTGCGTTTTTCATCAGTCCAATTCAATAGCTGCGGAATCCTATGCCCCAAAGCTAATGCTTGTCGCCTTCGTAGTTGTTTTTCACCTTTAGCTTCTTCACGAGGAGCGGCCATTTCTTCTTTAGGAACTTCCACTGATTCCATTTTACCCAAGTCAAATATGGCTAACTGTTTATTTTTCTTCCCAATTTTCATAGCTTCTTCCTGGCTCGGAGTTACTATGGAAATGTCAATGTATGTCTTACCGCTATCAACCCAAGTACCTACAACAGCGTTAGGATTTTTAGAAAGAAAATCAGCGTGTTCCTTTTTATACGCATCAATATCATCAGGAGTAATAGTTGGTCTGTCTAAAACTTTTTCAAAATCCTTGCTTACAGCAACAGCAAATCCTTCTTTAACTGCCTGTCCAGTAGCAAGATTTATGGTAGAACCACCCTGTGCATTATGAGTTTCTACCGTAGCGGCTGTAGCCGCAGGTTGGACCTGCAATATCTGCGAGGTTTCTACCGGAATCTTTTTAGTTTTTATTTCGTACAATTTTTTTGTATTCTCATTCACCCATTTCAAAAATTCTGAATGGTGTACCTGTCTCCTTTTACCTTCCTCAATCGGAGGACGAACAGTTTTTAAGTGTCCCAATTCGTGGACCAGGGTTCTTTTTATATAATCCTGATTCAACTCTCCAGGAGTTTTATTGGCTATATCTAAATAATTTCCACCACCTTCATTAGACTTTATGGAGGGGTTCTTCAACTGGTAGTATCCACCTTGAAAAACTATTTTGCCGCCCTGATGGTAGGCAACGTTTCTTGTAGTCTTTCTCGTATGCCACTCCCAAGAAACTGGTTGAGTAATGCCCAAATCTTCTTTAATGGCGTTACCAATACGTTCTAAAGATTCCTGGTCAACTATAGCATCAGGAAATCTATCAATGGTTTCTTCTATAAGTTTAGTCTGAATATCACCAATAAATTGTTGCCCGGCTTCCTTCTGAATGGCAGGAATATCGGCTTGTTGTATGGTCTCCTGAATATCTTTTATGGCTTCTATGTCTGGAACAGCCTGCGGATTTTCTGAATCAATAAATTTTTTACCATACGCCACGTCCATAATTGCACCTGGTGCTGGTAACAATGCCATAGAAATTAGAGACTGTTTAAACGTCTCTTTTAACCTATTTGCACGTTCCATTAAATCTTCACGATTAAATGGAATTTTATTTTTTTCAAAATAATTGGCTAAATCTTCTGCGGCTATTTGAACACCTTCTTGCAGAACTTCTTCTGTAGTTTCTTCCGCAAGGGTAGCTCCATACTTTTTCATTGTATTTATAGCGAGTTTAGTCATGGTCTTGTTTATCTGCGATGTAAGACCTTCACGTAATCCAGGCGTTAATTTGGTCATCTGTGACTGCTCTATCAACGCATACGGAATACCAGCAATACCAGAAATAACTTTAGGAGTGTTGCCTTCCAATCCCATATCACGCATGGACAGTAACATAGCACCAGAACCTTGTTTGTACATATTGTAGGCAGAACCTATCTTAAATCCAGCAGCAATACCAGCAGGCACAGTAATTGCTTCTTCCGGGGCCAATGCCTGTGGTCCAAGCTGCCCGGCTATAGCGGCCATACCCGCTCCTGCGGCGGCCTCTGGTAAAGCCTGTCTTAGCGGCTCTATAAGCGTAGCAGCAACATTAGATGAACCAATGACCATACTTTCTAACAGATTATGGCCTTCTACAGGGTCCAACATTTCTTTAGCTCGTTGTGCCTTATACTGATTATAAACTTCTTCTTTGTCACCTTCTCCAAGCATGGCAGCGTCAAAATAACTTTGGTCTAACAGGAATCTTGTTTGTCCACGCCGGAATGACTCTACTATTTTTTCAGTCAGGGTTCTCGAAGGTTTGTATCTTTGTGCCCATTCTTTGGCGAGATTCTCATTAAGGTCAAAATCTGCACGTTGATACTGCTGTGCGAATTGCTTCCCTCCAGAATATGGTATAGGCAATGAAGCCTTATACGTTTCAAATGCAAGGTCTTTTATCTCTGGAGTCAACTTTTCTGGTAGCTGAACATCCATCTCAAATCCTTCTGGAAGACCCTTTATGTTTTCTGATAACTGCACCGGGACATTTCCACTATCCAGCCTAAAGCCAGCAGGCACATCAGAAACATCAGCAGGAATATTCCTCTGGATATTTATAGGTTCTACATCAGAATCTAATTCAAAACCTTCTGGAAGATTTATTTTATTGGTTGCCATGTTTTTCCATTATCAGTAGATTGTATTCTTTGACCAGTTCTTGGATTTGTAGCAGTTAAAATTTTCTTGCTTGGTTCTGGTTGAGCCGGTCTATCCTTAATCTGTTTAACTAATTCACGTTCTTTCAAGCCAGATTCTCCATACATAAATATTTCTTCTGGAGAAAATTTAAGTGTAGGATTCTTCTTAGCTTCCTTTTGTACAGACGCAGCCATAGGACTAATTAATTTAGCAGCAGCTTTAGTTAGGGTCCCTTCCGCTCTTAATGATTTAATTGATGCACTTTCAGGGTCCCACTTATTCTTTAAACTCTTTTGAGTTAAATCCCATTGAGCGTCTATCTGACGCTTTTCTATGGGGGACAAGGCATCATAACTTGGTGAACCAAACACTAACGCTACGTTGTCTCTAAACTCCTGATACTTGGGAATCAAGTCAACTTGTTCTTTTTTACCCCAACCTTTAGCTTCGTTACTATATTTTTCAGCACGAGGTTGAACTTCTGTACTTAATTGAGAAGCAGGAATAGCAGGAATTTCTTTCGTAGGAAACATAGCACGAGAAGTTTCCTGCGGGAGTACCATACGCCACATTGCTTTCTTACCTTCATCAGGAGAGATAGCTCCCTGCGATACCAGACTTCGTACACGCTCCAGGTCTTTTCTCATAGACAAAATACCCTGACGCTTTTCGTCATAGTCATTTTGTAATTGATATATCCTATTTACATAGGCGTTTCTATCTGTGGTAAAACGCCGAATATTCAATTCTTGCTGGCGTGTGTTACTTTTTAACTGACTCATTTGCTGGTCTAAGATAACAAATGGGTCGTCTCCCTGATTACCCGGTAACTGATTAAATTCTAAAGTAGGCATATTATGCACCTATCCTAATTAAACTCAAACTTGCATGATGTACTACCAAATCTGTTCCGTCATCGTGATTAGCTAATCCTAAACTTACCTGGTCATTAGCAGACAAGGTTAAAATTGCTGTACCATTTAATGTTTCTGGTCTATTGCTTCCTCCTGGACTTACCTCCGCATGAGAAGTACCCTGTGCATTTCTTGTACCACCAATCATAATCATACCTTCTACTGTTTTATTGGCAACAGAAGAAGTGAGGACTGACATAGAGTACGTTATTAAATAAGTTCCATCTTGTGCAATTAATAAATAGTGGTCGTCTGGAAAAGTGACCTGATTCAAACCCCCCACTGAAAATCCACCATCAACTTCAACTGGAGTATCAGCAGTATCTATGGTTACTGTGAAATCTGCGTTGTCATTATACATAGAACCATAAACTAACGAGTTAATCCTTACAGCAGCATCAGCAACTATATCTAAAAATCCGTCAGCACCAGAATTTATATGAATAGCTGTATCTCTAAAATAAATATTTTCCGTAGAATTTAACAATAAGTCATCGTCAAATTTTAAATAATCTTCATCTTCCATCCATGTTATAACGCAATCATTTGTCTCTCCATCGAATGTTAAGGTGTAGTCAACATCAGCAGTACCAACTCCTATAGTCAAACCAGAAAATGTTGGACTCGCTCCTGTGTGAATATCCTGTGGTACAGATAGCGTAATAGTACCATCACCGTCATTAGTAACAGTAATTCTATTGGTTGTGCCAGCAATCCAGTCACCTAAATTAGAGACTGACGATAACTTTCTGTCCACATTTCCATAGACAAGTCTTGTAGGAGTTAATCCTGTTAATGTGAGACCACCAAACGTAGGTACAGAATCAGGACCAAATTCAAAATTTAATTTTTGAATGGCCCTGTTTATACTCCTTACACTGTTATCTTTTATCAACGGAGTAAATTTCACTACACACCTCTCAAATGCTGAATCCATGCCGCTACACTTGGATAACCAGGAGGCATAGCTATACTTCCATCTGGATTGAACGTTAGTCTGCCAGCTATGTCACTAATATCTCCGTATTTTTGTGCGGCATTTGCTAAATTAGAATTAGCATAGGTTTTGCCACCCATAGTTATTCCCTTTGGCAATGCAAATGATGACCCACCTCCATCATCTCCATAATTTATTCCAGGTAGCCCGCCCCCGCCAGATGTTCCACCGCCAAAGGTACTTCCACCATTACCTCCAAACATGGAATCAAAAGAGTCACTTCCTGCCTTAGACTCCATAAATCCGGTGCTACCACCTCCACCGCCCCCGCCGCCTCCTCCACCGTGTACTTGTGCGGCAGCAGATAAACCAGCCAATTTTTCACGTTGGGCCATTTCTTGCTCAAATTGTGATTTCTGTAAAGCCAGTCTTTCGGCTTCTGACAGGTATCCAGCTTTAGCAGCAGCAGCTTGAGACAACGCTCCAGTTCTTAGTAATTCAGTTTCAGTTTCAAAAGGTCTTGCTACCTCTGCTTCAAACTGTGCAGGAATAGCAGCACCAATAGTAGTATTGGATAGACCTCTTGATGCCAAATTTGCTTGCATTTGAGGAATGCCAGTTCTGCGTTTTTCTGATAACTGCTCCCCTCTCGATTTAGCAAACTCACCAGTAGGACTGTATTGAGCTATAATTGTGTCAAGTAACGAAATTATATCATTATTTACGTCAGCCATATTACCTACCTATTATCAAATATTAACTGTTCAAACGCCCACGTTTCCGCAGCCGTATTATTACCTATTTTAAATCCCATGTAATAGCCGGATACTTTACGCACTAAACTATTCTGCCTCTGTTTTCCTGGCACTCTAAATGTACCAGCAATTTTTGGTGAAGTATTAGCAACCAATTCTTCTATTACTTCTTCCGCAGAATCAGCCTCGAACACTTTAAAATATACAGGGTCCGAATCTGATTGACTGCCACCCGTATTTCCCCCGGCCAGAACCACATCTATACGAGTCAACAATCCTGGCATTCTTGGGTCTGCTCCCATTTGAATAGGGCCATAGTCTATAAAACTATCTATAGCTTCATCAGTAGCACCTATATCATCACTCTTTGCGGTTGGGTCAAACCATCTCAAATATCCATCTGTGCATCCTACCAATAACTTTCTATACGTTGTATCTTTTGATTCATAATAGAATGTAGAATAAACTCCACATTCTTCTGGATAAACTTCCGGGAAGAATCCCGCTATTCCGCTATCATCAGTTGTTCTCAAGTCATAAAAATAATTTGAATTTGTTCCATCAGATAATTTAGTTACGGCTACGTGTATTCCAGCATTAGCTCTATCATAACTTAAAACTATTCTGTGAGTTGATGGGTCAACATTTTCACCACCAACCAAATTAGGTAGTCTTATTTGTGACACACAAACTGGAGTTCCAGGAATAGAACACCTGTACAGACCATTAGTACCCCAAAAATAAAAGTTACCAGAACCATCAAAGCACCACGCTCTTTGGCCATAAATTCCTGTAGTCAAATCTAACTCGTTTAAACTCCCACCATTTGTTGGGTCCCCTATAATATACCATATAGAAGATGCACAGCCAATAACCAGGTATTCATCTTTGTACGGAATCAATGCAGTAACTATGTCCCCCACTTCTCCTGCATCAGAATCTCCACCTGCTACGGCTGATTGAGCGTCATTTAGCCCAAACAAGAAATTAAACGGATTACCAACACGACTCATATACCACTGATGCGGAGCATTTGAATCTCCAGATATTACATTACGGCCATTGTACAAACAACCTAAAGTTGCATTATCTGGTATCACCCCAAAATTAGAACTACCGCCAAAAACTGTCCAATCGTAATAATGGGGACCAGCTACTTCGGCAGCACTAAGAACAAATGAAATAGCGTTGCCGTCATCGTCTGTACCTGTAACTGTTTCTCCACTTGTAAATGTGGCAGTTGTAGTTCGTTTTCCATAAATGGTACATGCCGAGGACAACGTAGTAATATAATCCACTACCATCTTAGCTCCAGAACTACCACCGATTAAAACAGTATTGAAATCTGGAGGGTTAGCACCAACATCATTAGTTGATAATTTTGAATTCACGAAATCTACTACTTTTTTCTTGATATTGTTTACTATAAATGCTTTGCCGTAAGCCTCGAACATTGACAGAAAATCAGTGGTATTTAACGTTCCCACTGATGCCACAAGTTGGGCCATAGTCCCGGCTGTACTCTCATACCACACTTCATTCTTAGCAACTGCTATCAAATGTTTTGAAGTATAACCATCTGTGTCAGGTGGAGGAAAATTAAGTGTACCATCAATTATGAAAGCATGGTCTCTCGTAGCAACGGCATTCCAGGAACCGCCAGAATTGTTAGTATAATAAGCTGCACCATCGGCATAAGTTCCAGTAACGTTATCATGCGAAAATACTTTTAAAGCATTTGAATCAGCAGTTGTGGCTCGTATTATAACGGCTAATTTTGTCCCAACGGTAATCTGTACCGGAGAACTCAAAGTTATAGTAACCAATTCATAGTTAGCGACTAAATTACCAGACCCTCCCAGGTTCATCAGTGAATTACCATCCACAGTACCAGAAGCTAAATCACTTCCGGTTGGTTCATCTCCAGTCACATTTCGTAAACTTACTGTTACGGGTCCTACAGTAGTGCCAGCACCTTTAGCCAGATAAAGTTGTATCTGCGAAATAAAATGAGTAGATATTCCCGTAAAGGATTGAGAAATCCAATTTGTACCATGCACGCTATTAGCAAACGATGTACTAGTCGAAGGAACGTATGACTCGTAAGTAGTCGTCATTATACCACCACGCTTACGCTACAAATAGCGACTATAGGGGCAGATGCCCCACCAATTTGTTGGCTATACGCTTTGTCCAAACCTGGACGCTGACCTCCTCTTGCACGTTTACCAAGATTCTCATACAGCCTAACATTTTTCATGTTAGGAGAGGTATCTCTTGGTTGATTTATAGTAGCATGTCCTTTATCTACACCATTATATGGAAAAGATAAATTCATCTGTTTCGCATCCTTATAATGTCTCTTGGGGTGTAACCTTGTTTTAACAACTTATTGTAGTCTTTCATGGGTTTATTCTTGGAGAAATGTTTTTTAATTTTTTCTCCCAAAGATGTAACCCACGATTTTTCTTGTTTGGGAACAGAAGCGGCTGGTGTAGAGACCTGACTCTCGCTATCAGCACGCATCAACGCTTCTTCCTCGCCCAATCCTTGTTTTCTGTATTTGTTATACAGAGAATTTCTTTTAGCATTTACACCAGCCATAACATCTCCTTAGCTTGCCAATAATGCAGCGTCAAAATTAGCAGACGCTTTTGTACCAATGTTTACGTACAACACGGTATCCAACGTACTACCATCAACTTTCTGGAACTGACAGCTTGGAGCGTATCCTACAGCACCATCAGATGGAACTGTAGTACCATAACACTGCAAAATACCATCTTCTGACTTGAAGATTACTCTTGGTACAGCAGTACCAGCAGGGGCAGGAACCATATTGTGTAATTCGTTTTGGATTGTAAATTCACTCACGTTTAAACTCCTTAATTAAATTCTACATAATTACTATTTCTTATTCTTACCTTTGGTTCCCTCCTACGATTCATTGTACCCAATCCTCTTGGGGCCAATCTTCCATCAATTATTCTTGCTTGCAACAAAGCCTTCTTGTGATATTCTTCTATATAACTCCCTGCTGACATAATATCAGGCCACTTCTGTTGTGCCTTAGACATACATGCAGCAATAATAGTTTCATCGAATCTCTGTCCTGCCGGATGCAAATTATTTAATGGTTCAATGTAATAAATACTGTTTGCTCCAGGGTTGGTCCCACCAGCAGTACCGTCTGACTTTAACCAGTCAGCAACAGTAAATGTTCCTGTAGCACCCGTGTAATCCGTTACTAAAGCATAACTACCTAACCCAGTGCCATTAATTATACTTATTTTCCAGCCATTAAAATAATCATCGCCTTCTGTTCTCGTAGCATCAACTAAAGTAGTGTCTCCACCACTGTCTGCCTCTCCAGTTTCGCAATCCAATTTATTGAATGTTATAGTATATGGAAATTCAACTATAATGTCAGCATTTGGGGTGGGGTCAACAATCAGTTCAATTCTTCTTTTTGGTCCGAGCGAACCACCTTCGTATGGTTCCAACGGTCTTAATGCAGCATATCTTGGGTAACCCGTTTCAGCCGATATTGAACGCCGTGAACGTATAAATAATTCATCTACCCATTCTATGGGACTTGATAAATTTGAATTTTCTCCGTATCGTATTGTACCGTCAATCTCTCCAGCAAAAGTTTCAGGAAGCGGATACCTGTGTATATCTCCACCTACTGTTTCTATTGGTGTTATTGCGAATGTAGAGTTTGCAGCAGGGTCAGTTCCTCCGGCATTACCATAAGCATCCAGCCAATCAGCTACAGTAACAGTTCCAGTAAGAGCCGTATATCCTGTAACCACAGCATAACTTCCTTCTCCAGTACCACCAGTTATATAAACATAATATCCTTTTAAATCATCGTCAGCATCATAAGTAGAAGCTAATGTTAAATCTACTACAGTAGTGGAACTTGCCGAATCTGCTGTTCCTGTAATTCTCGTACCTGTTAATTGAATAGATGCTATTCTTCTTCTCCATCTCCAGCCTGTTACTGGTTCATCAGCCATAAACATTCTGATTCCATCGTTGATAGATTCTTTAATCTCCGCCAAATCATGGACATCAATCGGGGGTAAAGCCTTTGACTGGCCAGTAGAACTGAAATAGGCTAAACCAGATTCTCTGGCTATCTTCGTAACTAAATCTTTAAATAATATGGCTAATGTCGATTCTGACATAACTATTCCTTAGCTCCTAATTTGGCCTGTAATTCAGAGTTTTCTTTTTTAAGTTCGTCCACTTCTTCACAAGTTACAGATATTGTCTTAAGCGATTCTAACAAGGCCTCGTGTTCTGGGCGAGTCATACGAGAATTACTTACCACTATATCTAAATTCTTAATCGCTTCTTTAACTGTCATAATTTTGTCCTTTAAATTGGGAAAAGTCCTGTGTGCCTCCCCAATTTAAAGAGAGGCACACGGACGCAAAAACTAAATACTAATCTGTAACATTACCATAGGAGCGTTGCTTGCACCAGATGAACTTGCATCCATAGCAAACCCAGCTATTTGGAAACCGCTTTCAAGTGTTACATCATCACTTGAAACGACAGAACCATTAGCAACAAAAACGATAGTCCTATCATTAGCACTATTGCAAGTATTACTGTTGCTGGTAATCCAACACGGTCCCCATGTTTGCAGCCAGAAATACTGTCCCACAGTGGCAGAAATAGCTGGTATGCCCAAAAACGAAGCATACTCATTAGTGCCACACTGTAAGAAGTTGTACGGATTCATGGTTGCTTCCAACGTAGTAGTACCAACAGTTACCGCAGTTGTAAGTGGAGCATCCAGAGTTAAATCACAAGTAGCAGCACCATCTACAGCCGGATTACTTATAATCTGTCTCATTTGAGGATGCTGTGCAGAACCATTACCTATTACAATGTATCCACCCTTTAGTTCGTCAGCAGCAAATACACCATCTCCGGCAACACCAGCAGCAGCATCTACAGTGATAGTAACTTTTCTATTCCCCTTAGCACCGCAGCCAGTTCCTTGTGCTGGAGCTACCGCTACAGCGATAGTCTTTATGCTGTTGAATGCACCTGTTTCTGGAACAACACCAGCAGTACCAGCTTTTGAATACCTGAACACTCTACCATCAGGCAATACTACTCTATCACCTACGTTAAAGTCAGGGTGTTTAATTGTTGAGGCTTCGTATAAGAAGTCCCAATTACCTTCTGCAAGTGATACAAAACCAATATCACCTACCGTAGTTTGTTTAAGAATACCTTTACTCATTTTCAGCCTCCTAATTATGAACTCTTGTGGAGTACAAAACCGCATGTTCTACGATTCAAACACAGGTTATTGTGTGCCCCATCAAGATAAACAGTATAAGTAGTGTGCTGACCCCTGCTGACCATAGGCTCTTTTTCTTCCATCCAGTAGCCATCATGTACAACAGGCACAAACTTTGAAAAGTCCACGCAATAAACTGGTGTATAAGAAGCACCATTCAACTGCGGGATTGCAACGACTGGTAATCTGTTGACAGTAACAAGACCTGCATCATCAACACGGAGATTACCAAGAACATCCTTGCCCGTGTGATTGTCGTCTTTAAGGTCTGCCAAATTCATCAACTCTGCAACTGTGTCAAAGTCGGTGTAAATTCTCTTGGCAGCATTTCTCTTTTGAGACGGGTCATTTACAAACAACGGTGCTTTGAAGTTTGTGTACATGAATGCAAGTCTGAAAGATTTCAGAAAAGCATTATCAATCGCTGTGTAAACAGCAGCGTAGTTTCTCCACTTTTCCTCATTAGCCGCATCAATATTGGCACATACAGTACCAGTTGTAGCGTCCTGATAAGTAATAGTAGCACCAACAAAACCAGCAGTGGCATTTACAGAACCAGCAGCATTTTTAACTGGCAGATAGTAAGGAACGCCATACGGATAAAGGTCATCTGTGGCATTGGTTGGAGTCTTCCACGCTCGGTCTTCAATTAAGTTAGCCAAAGACCACAGGCCATCAGTTCTACGAACCTTCATCAGGTTAATAAAACCCTTCGCTGAATTTTTCTGTTGTAACAGTTCAAATTCATCCCAAGAATAATTTGTGCCCACTAAGGCCCAGGGAACCTTAACAGTGTGCATGACCTGATTTACCTGCGGGTTATCAGTGTCATAAACCCTGCGATAATGTGCATTACCGCTCTCGTCCAGCATGACTTTTCTCTCGATTTGAGTACCACCGTCTATCACCATTCTTTCCTGCTGATAGATACGGCAAAACTCATAATCTTGGTTATCCCAACCTACTTCAAATTCCTGTTTTGGCAGGTCATTCAATGTAGTGGAGATTAAGTCAAGCAACTGTGATTGTTTGATAGCCATATTTTATCTCCTATTTCTTAAATGTAACGGCAAGCCTTGCAGCCACTTTCTTTTCCAAGTCTTCCGGCTTTGTTACTTTGTCCAATTTCACGGGTGTTGCATTTTTAGGCTGCAACGTTTTTGTACGACTCTTTACTTGTTTCTTAATTCCGTCCTTGATAGCTTTTTCTAACACATCTTTGCTAATAGACAAATGTGCCCTGTTCATGGCTTCATCAACTGTTATATTTTTGCCAAGAGCCAAAGCACCATGACAAATCTGGTCCGCTAACGTAATCACATCCCATCTATGCTGTTGCTGTTCAATGGTCAACTTATCCCAAGAATTTTCTCCCTTTGATGTACCACCATAAAAATCACCGTAGATTTTCATGTCGTCACCAGAGAAAAATGAGTTAAGTTGTGAGCGAAGGTTATCTTCCGCTCTAACTTGTGCCACAGCTTCTTCTTTACTCAAACGAGGTTTTCCTTCAACATTTGGTTTTACCTCACCAAGTCTGCTTTGTAAACTTTCATTTTGAGTAATCAGTGCTTCTATGACTCCTACTATTGGGTCGTCCCCATATTCATCTTTCAACTTCTTAATGTCTATCTTAGAAGTTGTCGCAGGTTTTTCTTCTGCCGGTTTAACAGGGTCAACATTTGGTTTTTGTGCAGAAATTTTATTTCTTCCAAGTTCCGCAAATTCAGAAGATAGACGGTTCATGGAATCATACAATTTTTTGCACGTCTTTAACGCAAGTTCGGGGTCTTTCTTTTCAAGGGCTGTTATTTCTTCACGGGTCCATTCAGAGTGGATAGCTGCTCTAATATACGGTTCAGGTATAGAGGTCTTAATTTCCGGGGTAGGCTCGTCACCTGCCGGAGTTTTTTTTCCATCACCATCTTCATCACCATCTTCATCGCCATCTTCATCGCCTGTCGGTTCGTCTTCATCCGTTTCCAGGGTAGGGTCATCGTCAGAATCATCTTCAACTGTCGTGTCAGTCACGTCTTCTATAACTTCTTCCGAGGTAGTTT